CGCAGCACTAGCTTTATCCCATTCTAGAGTCAATGCTGCCATCTTTTAAACCTCAAAAAATTCTAGAACTCTTTCTAATGGTCTTGGGATTCTTATTACATCACCGATCTTAACCAAGCCATCTGTTGGCTTCTTGTTATACCAAGCCAGAACCCACCAGTAGCGCGGATCACCATAGAAAGCTTGCGAAAGCTTCTGGTAAGAATCATTTAACTTCCAGATATATTTCTGTCGAATAAGCTGCGATCTCATCTCGGCAGTTACTTCTGGAAACCTTGGGGTCGTATATTGCACGATTCTTTTAACACCCTTTCTCTCTAGAATATTACTATAGAGATCTTCTTGATTCGTTTTTAACCCTCTTCTTTGGTATCTATCCGGCATTAGCATCTCCTTCTAGCTTTTCTTCTTCATCGGCCTGTGCGTCTAGATCATCTACGCCAAGAGGAACTGGATTAACAGATATATTAGCGGCCCCTTGTTGAAATTCAAAGCCGCTTCGAGCCGCATCTGCACCATAATCTCCACCCTCAGTGTATATGCTATCTGATGGATCTCCACTAGATATCTGATATGGGAAGAATGCATCATTCTCTCTATCGGCCCATTCGGTGGCTCTCCAGCCTAGCGGCCTCTCATGCAAAACAGAAAGCGTACAACTTAGTTTTATAACTTTTGGAGCTATTGAGTTATCACTAGAAGTCTGAGTTAAAAAACCCCAAGAATTATTAAGAGAATCAAAAAAACCTGCCTCAAGATCAGGCTCAAAGGAAACGCCATCTAGATAGCCAAGAAGGCCATTTTCCTTAAGCGAGTCTCCTCTACTTCTTGCAATAAGATTTGCAAATTTTACTCTAACTATTGGAGCTTGAGAAATAGAGTTGGCATTATCCCCTACTTCATAAGTTGGGTATAAAAACTTAATTAATCCTTGGCACTTTACTAAGTTCATATAACCAGCTGTATATGATTCTGATGGTATTAACCAGCTAACACTCACTTTCCTGCTTGTTCTTTGGAAAGTAGCTATTGGATCCATTCTTCCATAGACCGTCTCCTCATTCCATTCAGACGAAAAAGAGTCACTAAACCCTTCAATAAAGGCCATGAAGTAAGTTTCTCTTCCACTTGGAACATGTAGGAAGCCAAGCTGAGCCGCAGAGCCCCTGCCGATAGCATATTGAATGGCTGGGTCACTATAGGGAACTGCATTTCCTTGCACCTTCCCCGACTCTTTTGCTATATTGGCAAGACTCATTGCATCATTTTGATTGCTATTTGGGTCTTGTGGTGCGCCGAATATATTTTGGAAAAAGCCCATCTATTCTACTCCTAGTTGTAAATAGTGAGATTATTAATATTTTACTTCTTTCAAAGTTTGCCAGTTTTGTTGTTAGGGTTCCTAATATATCTTGGATCAGTATACTTTGTTATGGCTGTAAAAAGCTTAGCCATATCACCCTGCAGGGTGACCTCAACTTTTGGTGCTGGTGGAGGGGGAGCAGTCGTACCGCCTCCGGTACCACCTGCAGTTGCTGCGGCAGCTGCGATAACAAGACCAGCAGGCGTAGCACCCACCAGCGCTGTGGCGCTCATCGCTGCTGTATAAGTTACAAGTTTTGGAATACTCATATTTTCAAATGCCGTTCCAATTCTTTCAAAATCATCTGCTGTGTCAGCTAGAGAGCCAATGGATTGGATAAGCAAAGACATTCCTGCAGCCGCAATACTTATAGCAGATGCAATCATCAATACAGCAGCACCAACAGCCAGTAGGGCACCAATAGCAACACCACCAGCAGGATTAGAGAAGAATAAGAGTGACGAGACCAAAGCAGCAAAGCCAAGGCCAAGGGCAACAAGTCCAGCAGCGGCAGTAAACAATTGCTCTCCAGTTAAGAAGGAAAATGAATAAACAAAAGCTGCCAATCCTGCTGCTGCAAGTCCGATACCTGCACCAATCATAAGAACGGCTGCTCCGATTTCAAGAAGTGCTGGGCCGGCTGGTGCTGCTGTCGCGCCCATTGTGCCCAATGCTTCACCTGCTAACGGAGCTTCGACTCCAAGCGTTGCGATGGTTCCATTAAGAGTCGTCATAGCCCCTGTTAAAGCCACTACTGGTGCAGTAGCAGCTACCAAACTGCCTTTTAATAATATAAAAGAGCCGACAGCAGCACCAATAAGGGTGCCAATTGCTAACAATGGAGCACCTATAGGCCCAAGAAACTCTGCCAAGGCTTGAAGGCCATCAAGCATAGGGATGATAAGGTTGTCTATTAAAGGTGCAAAGTTGGCCATAAAAGCAAGCTTTGTTGCTTCGATTTCTTCGGCTAACGTTTGTGTAAACTTGGTCTGTTCTTTAAGCTCTTCAAGTTGCAACGCAGTTGCTGAAGAGGCCAATCCGAGACTTTCGAGATCACCACTCATAAGTGCTGCTAATTGTCCAGCATCTTCAAGTCCTGCTGCAGCAGCGACGGCACGTCGCATTGCAGGGTTCATATCATCAAAAGAGAGGCCAGCTTCAAGAACCGCATTTCTAACTTCCATCATTGCAGCTGCTGGATCCTCAAGACTCAATGTCACCAGATCAATAGTATTCAAGAAAGGGCCACCAAGAATGGCATTTAGGCGTCCAACTTGATCAGCAGCGCCCTCAAATGTCGTGAACTTCTCTGTGATGCTCAAAAGGCTTTGAAGCTCTATTCCTGTTTTCTTTGCGACTTCAGAGAGGTCTAAGAAAGCATCTACTGCTTTTTCACCAAAAGAAGCAAACTGGCCTCCAGCAGCAGCAAAATCAGATGCCATCTTAGCTGGAGCAACACCAATTTGTTGGGCAGCAGAGAGCAATCTTCTAGAAGTCTCTTCTGCTTCTAGGCCTGTCATATTAAGAGAAGTTGTCATTATCTGCACATTTTCCGCAGAAGTTGAAGCGTCAACCCCTAGCTTATCAAGAACAATTGAAGTTTGGGCTAAAGATTGCTGTGTATGAACATTCATGTCAGTAAATCTTGAAGTTGTCTCAATAAATGATTGAAATGCTTCCGCTGTCTGTTGGAATGATGAGCCTGCTGATACAGTTGCTCTAACAGCCTCGCCTATTTGTTCGTTGTACGAGCCAAGCATTCCAGTTGCTTTATTGAACTCTGCCATTGTCTCTTGGACACTAACTGCCAAACTGACGGTGGCAGCCGCGTAAGCAAACAGCGCCTCGGTGCTGGCTGCCATTATGTTGGTAGAAACTTGAGTGGTGTTCATTAGGGCACTGAAGTCTCCTGCGAGTGCGCTTATTCCACCACCTAGAGAACCAGCATTGACACTTGCTTGTGCCAGTTTGCCGCCCATTGTATCCATATAATCGACATTACCGCCGATTATTGGAATCATGCCCGCTAGATCTTCTGCAAGAGAGCGAGAAGCGCCACCAAGTCTTTCTTTTGCTTCCCTAGCAGCGTCTACCGAATCGCGAAACGCATTTGCATTTTGAGCAGCTTCTCTCAATTCAGCTCTTAACTCTGCCAATCTTTCGTTAGTTGCGCCAGTAACCTTGGCAAGGTCTAACTTTAACTTGATTGCATTAACTTCCGCTTCATTAAGTTCTAACGTTTGCTCGGTAACATCTTGTCTTAGATTTCTAAGTTGCTCAAGCTCCGCTTTAAGAGACTCTATTGCTGACAATTCCGCATCAAGATTTGCTTGTATTTTATCTGCTGGTGTTCTATTATCGGCCATTTAAAGTCTCCTACTTAAACGGCCACTTTATGCCGGTTGTTCTCTCAAAAGATTTAACAGCTGCTTTTAGCTTGGCCTTGTTGGATACAACACGAGGATCGTCAAGGCCATACCTCTTTATTGCGTCGATATACTTCTTTTCATTCCCCAAAGTTCTAATAAAAGAATTTATATCTGACTTTCTTCCTCTTACGGATATATAAGGACCATAAGATCCTTTACCCTGATTAAACATCCTATTGAGAATAAGTTTTATAATGTTCCCAAATGAAGCAAGAAATGATTCATTTAATTGATTTTCTCTCAATTTTTCTAAATCAACAACAATTTTGTCTGAACCGTCTTCATTAATCATAAAAAATTCTCCAGATGCAGTTTCTTTAATAAATAGTCCAACAAAAAAGAAAGGCCAAAGCTTTCGCGCTTGGCCTATCTTGAGGGAGGACCACCAGATCTCTTACCTCTTGCGTCCTCTATTTGTTTTTGTTCATCTTTCAACTGTTTCTCAAGCCTGCTTAAAAACCAGTAGCGAATCTGAACTGGTAAATTGTAAGCCTCATAGAAGCTCCAACCACCGTGATACTTCATTAAGAAAAACTGTTCGTAAACACTCTCAATATATTTATCACTTAGACCAAAAAAATTTGGCTGTCATGGGCACCTCCATTCGGTTCGTAATACCGCATGAAGAACAAGTAAAGTCCTGTGTCAAGTCAACGTTAGGAGTGATCTGACGGAAAGCTTTTCTAAGGTAACGTGTATCCATAGCTGGAGCATTTGTAATGAAAGACTCTCTATAAGCCGTATCGTTGTTCCCATTGACAGAAACAATGAGTCGTCGGAGTTGGTCTGTTGTTGCAGTAGAAGGTAGGTTCTTAGCCTTTCTATTCATACCCAACTGTGTAAGGTATCTCTCATCCGAACCAACCATTAAACGCATTTCTACCTGTGCTTTTAGTGTTGGTGTAGTAATAATAAAAGTTCCTCTATCGGTTCTTTCAACTTCATACTCTTCGAAATCTTGACCGTCGTATGAAGTGCCTTGTTCAAGATCAAAGCTATATTCAGTTCTTGCACCACAAGTAGTACAGGCAACATTAACTTCATAATCCTTGCCATAGCCGCTGACACGCGCAGCAATAAGAATTGCGTTCTTATCGCCAATAAGAAGATCATCGACCTTGACTCTTTGATCAAGAATTACACTTTGGATCATTCTATCAACAGCAATACCTTTCTTAAGTAGTGCTTCTGAAGTTAGAATATCCTCCTCCTTCGCTGTCATGAAACGAATCTCAATCTGATCAACACCATGTAATGGATGATCAGCCGGATAAGAAAGGCCCTTAGAAGGAAGTTCGACAAATGTTGTTGGCGTAGCAAAAGCCAACGAAGGATTTGGTGGTGCCTCTTGCATTGGCATTCCCAAATTCTGCACGGGAGCACCAAGTCGTGCTCCATTATTTCTAGACATTTACACCTCTATGTTAAATTTTAGCTTCCGGGCTTAAAGTAGGCATTCTGATCAAGGGTGGCATTGGTACCAACAATTTCATTAGTAATTGGTCCAACCATACTAGAAACTGCCGTCTCTAGATAAGCCCAATCGTATCTTACAGTCAAATCAATAGTTGACATATCATCACTCTCATAAGCAAGCTCTTTAAACTTGGCACCTGTAAGGAAAGCATTCCAAAGTGTCCAAGTCTCAATCGGTTGGTTTAGAGAGTCTACCTGCTGAATCTTAAGGCCGCCAAGAGCAGCGATAGCCGCTGCCTTGGAGGTTGTGGTTCCGTAAGAAGCTGCAGTAAGAAGTGATGGATCATAACCAGACGCCTTTACAATTGCCAATGTTGAGTTGGCAGCATCTGGCGAAACTGGGTCAACAAGGGACAAACTGATCTCTTCCCAAGTAGTGCGAGTTGGGTAGTAGAACGTATGGTTCAAAAACTTATGCTCTGTGGTGCCAATCGTAAATGATGGCTTGGTAACGCTCTTGGCGTACCACTGCGCTCCGTTTTCCATGGTTCCTAATGTAATTAAGAACCTATATGCTCTTTTTGGATCTTGTAAAGTAGCGTCTGTCCAGAAACCCATGTTTTATTCTCTCCCTTTATATTTAAATAGTAGAGGCAAAATTAATTGCCTCTTTTTTTAATCATCGAATGAAGCGCCTGTTCTTGTGATATTGAAATCAATCGCGATGAATTCAATAGCTCTTGCAGGCTTGAGGAAAATCTTGGCATAGAGAATGTTTCTATCTACAAGATCTGGAGTTGTTGTTGTGTCGTCTAGCACAACTCGGAACTCCGTAAGGCCAAGTCTTGCCTTAACACTGTTAAGAAGCGGCTCAACCTGACCAGTAAATCTCTGCCAAGTAGCTGGAACATTCTGGTCGAAAAGAATGCCAGATGCAATTCTTGAGATCTCCTTCTTAATGAAGATCATTAGTCTACGAACATTAATTCTGTCAAGAGCACTTGGAGTAACCTGTAGAGTCTTCTGACCGAAGATTACAATACCCTCTGATGGGAATGATGCGATTGGGTTGATATTCGCCTCATACAGCTTATCGCGCTCTGAGGAAGTTAGCTTCTCTGTGACAGCCACAACTGGAACACCAGCAGAGCCACCAGTGAGGCCACCTCTGTTAAAGCCAGCAGGAGCAAACCAGACCTCTGATGCCCTCTCGGAAGACGCAAAGGTTCCGATTGCGGCGACAGATGGCGGAGCCCAAAGGAACTGTCCAGAAATCGTATCTCTAATCTGAACCCAAGGGTAGTAAGTACAAGCATAGCTTGAGTTGATGGAGCGGTCTCTCAAAGCAGTAACAACACCGTCGAGTGAAGTAGCGTTGACACGATCCTTAAAGCTATTGTAGTTCTCAGTTGCAGGCTGATAAACACCTCTTAGATCAATAACAGCTAGAGCATCTGCCCTATCCTCACATGTGTTTATAACTCTCTCGGTTAGCTGCTCGTTAACAACACCGGGAACAGAAAGCATATTCATTTCAACAAACTCTGGATCAGACACTGTGTTGATCGCCTTCTCGATTGTATTGAAAGCATAGTTGTTGAGAGAATTCTGAGACGTTACCTGTGTTAGGAAACCATCTCTAAATGGATCCTTCTCTGTGATATTAAATCCGTCGAAGCCTCCGTATAGAGGGGTAGTAAACTTAGCAAGGCCAGCGTCGATGACAGCTTGGTAAGAAGCAGAGGTAACAGAATCGCCAGTAGAAACACCAGCTGGTACACCGTTTCTTGAGCCGGAAGCCCAGTATGCCTTGCCAACCTTGCCGCTTGGTACAACAAGATCATCTAGAGTAAAGATCCAAGAGTACTCTCTATTAGTTGGTGCTCCAGTAAGGCTGTCAAATCTAGAATCCTCATCAACAGGAAGACCTCTTAGGTAATCCCTATAGCCTCTATCGAACGTTGTCGATGATCTATCGGAAGTCCAGTAGTTAGTTTGGAGGCCCCAGTAAGCATCGGCTGGTCTAGATACTCCATGATCTGAGGCAGATAGACGAGTGAGAGTTGTCGGGTAGTAAACAGAAGCAGTAAACTGCATACCGTCATCCCAAGCTGTCCCACCACAGTTTGTCTGGATTTCCATGCCTTGTGTATCCGTTTCAATGTATAGACCCTGTGTGGCCGACCATGGAGAAGCTACGGAACCAGAGCCCTCTGCGAAAGTAAAGCTAGCCTGTGCCTGTGCTACAGAGCCAGTAATAATTTTTGTCTGTGTGTCGCCGTTGAAATAAGTTCCACCGAGTAGAGGAACAATATTTCTAGTTTTTCCAGCGCCACCCTGACCCAAAGATGAACCAGAAAGAATCATAAAGCCCTTAGTTCTAACGGGACCGAATACGCCGAATGGAACAAGCCTTGGATCAGCACCAGCTGCATCAGGATTCATTTCGATTCGCACAATCTCCGATTGGTTATCGAACTGGCCATACTCTCTGACACGACCATCAACGTAATCCCATTCAACATAACGGTCACCGATCTTGCGAGCAATGTAGTTTTGTGACTGTGGGTCAAGGTTACATTCTGAGAATCTTTCGATAACAACTGGTCTTGCATCCGAATCGTTTGCGGAACGGATAACAACTGTAAAGGAACCATAATCACTAAAAGAGTTTGGTGTAGATCTAATATCTTGGATAGAGATCTTAAAGCTCTCTTGGATGTATTCTCCTCCATCGCGGCCATGGAAACGGAAAAGCTTAGTCATGTTGGTAGCATCGTAATTTGGGTTACCAGCGCCGCCGACATTCTCAAGATCTTGCGAGAAGAACCAGCCGGTTCTTGGGTTAATAAAGCTTGTTTTTCTATCTCCGTAATGCGTAGTTCCAGCCGTATCATAGTCAGAAGAGCCAGAGTTAACGGCAGCAATAAAGCCGTAAACTGTACCAGTGTCAGAGCCTACAGTATCAAATAGGAAAGAATCGTATGTTTCTCCAAGCCAATATCTTGACTCGCCCTTCTTAAGAAGAGCTTGGTTGGTTACTGTGCCATTGACAGTTGTTGGATTGGTATTGAATACCTTTCGAATGTATTTGTCACTGTTTCTATTAAAGTTAAACTCTGTCTTGTAAAGTGATGTATTCTCGCCGACAACCTCTGCTGTAAAAGTAGAAGTGCTGTCAGATGCAATAATAATAGCCGCTCCTGATACTGGGAACGGTGTTGTCGAGTGATCCTGTGGACGACAGTTACCAGAAAGTACAAGACTGGACCCAGAGTTACAATACCAAACAGCTGCAAGTGTTCCAGAAGTAGCTGTTTGTGTAAGGTTAGTAAGGTTGGAGCCAGATCCAACAATGAATAAGCCATATGCACCACCCTTCTGCATTCTTACATTGAGGTTCTGATCTCCAGAGAACTCCTGTGCTGTCTGCCAACCAGCGAGTGCATCTACATCATTTGAATCAGCATCTGGGTTTTGCTCACCAAGTGTTCTAACATACGTAACAGGACCAACCTGTGCATCCAGATAAGCCTGAGCAGCGTAAACTCCGTAGGTAGGGCCAGCAATGTTGCCCTGACGGAAGTAGTCACCACCAGCACCACCAGCAACTGGTTCGCCAAAAACATCAATGAATTCGCTAAAAGACTGAACTCTGTACGGTCTATTGGCAGGCCCTTTTCTTGCACGACCAATAATGACTGGCCCAACTTGTGGGGCAATCGCAGGAAGCTGCGAGTTGTCGATCTCTCTTAGAAAGATACCGGGTGAAACAAATTTAAACTTTCTTGCATCTGACATTACTTCTTTTCTCCTTTAGGATTGTTTCGAAG